CTTCGCTTGTACGCCGTACTAAAAGAGAAGAGGAGGGTACCATGAACAATCTCAAGGTATGGATTCACGGCTTGGCAGCGGCTGCTATTTCGGCCTTTGCCTCGGCGGCTAGCGGCGCAATCGCGCTGCCTAGCGTATTTACGTTCGACAGGGCGGGGTTTGTCAATATGGTCAAGCTGGCTACTGTGCCGGCATTGCTGGCAGTATTTGCTTATCTGAAAAGTAGCCCGGTGCCGACGTTGACCACCACCATGGTTAAAGGTCAATAACGGTGGTGCTTCCGTACGAAAGCTCCGAAAACTAATCTAAATCTTCCCGCATAGTCTGGGGAAGGTATGGAATTCCCATATCTTGCACAAAAGACGTGCGCGGTATGGGGCACCCGTACAGTGCTTTCTCCAACCTCTGACTTTTGCAAACCGTGTAACACAACACACATAAGGAGAGTTCCCATGGCATTTACCTGGCAGTCGGCCGGGCACGCATTCGCGTCCCTACTTAAAGATGTAGTCACTGTTTCGAAGAAGGTGGTCACGGTCCTCGGCGGTCTACAGAACGAAGAACAGGTTATTGAGTCGCTGACTTCGCTGGTGAGTCCACAGGCTGCGGCGGTGGAGCAGATTGCTTTCGGTGCGCTGGGCGAGCTGGTCGCGGCCGTGCAAGCTACCGAGACGGCGGCGGGCGCCAACGGCGTCAACGTCGCCTTCGATGCTTCCGTAGTGGCCGAAGTGAAGAAGCTGATTACCGAGTTCCCCGAGGTTGTCGCCCAGGTCGAGGCGGCGTTCGGCAAAGCCAAGTAAGTGGTTCCAAATCCTTAACGGGGTAACCCAATGGCCCTCTGGCTCTCGTGCCTGATCCACGGCGTGATGCTGCTGCTTATCTCGGGATGCTCAGCGCATCGGCCCGTCGCCGTGCGCGTCCTCCCCGATGCTGAGATCTCAGACGCCAGAGATTTCGTGGTGGCGGTGGCAGACAAGCTGCCAATGTGGGACGCCGACGCTATCTCGAGGTACGAACAGGTGGAGATTGCCACGGTTAAGGCCGATATCGCGATGGCGCAACAGGACGACAAAAAAAGCTCATTCCTCGAGGATGTGACCAAGCTACATGACGACTGGGATGCGCTGGTCGCACTCGACGAGATGCTAAAGAAGGAGTCCCTCATATGAGCAGCAAACACTGGATCGAAAGAGCGATCAAGAAGCCCGGAACCTTCAAGGCGCTGGCCCAACGCGCCGGCGAGAGTACGGCAGAATTCGCCAGCGAGCGCGAGGACGCTGGGGGCAAGACAGGCAAGCGCGCGAGGCTGGCCGAAACACTGATGAAGATGCGGAAAGAGAAAGGCTAACCATGGCCCACACACGATTGATTACGCTGAACGGCAGTGCCGGCGCGTTTGTCGCCGTCTCTGCAACCCAAGTGACCCGGCGGGTCGAGATCATCGAAGACGGCAGCGCGAATGGCGGAACTGGCCAGGGCATCGCGTACCAGTTCAACGATGGCTCAGCCACACCATTCACCACTACATACACGATCGAGCCACAGTCCGAGCCGATTTTGCTCGGCACACCAGTCCCTCAAGGCGGAGGATATGGGATAGTGATCGGTACGCCGCCGGATAATTCGGGAGGGTATACCATCGCTGCGACACTGCTTATCAACCTAAGGTCGGCAAGCACGAACACAACGATCGTCCGGGTGACGGAATTCGACTAAGGCAATCACTCACTTTATGAAGAAAGCACTGTTGGTGGTTCTCGCCCTCGTTCCCTGTTTCCCCCACGTCCAGGCGCAGAACATTGAAGGCCAGATAATCGCCGCGCAGTACGGCGAATTCGAGGTACCTGGCACGGCGATCGGAGGGTTTGTCTTCCTGCCTGCGACTTGCCGGGTTACCGGCGGTGGGAAGAGCTTCTCCGCCTTCGCGACCGGGGTGCCGATCAAGATTGTTGACGGCAACCCGAGCCTCACCGAAATTGCCACGCCGAGTTCGGTGTACATCAACGTCTGCTCGGTCAACATGGCGACGGCGAATGTCCACGAGCCGCCTTACTACCTCACCTCCGGGACAGGGGGGCTGCAAGAGGCGATTACCGCCAACCAGACGAGTACCGGCATCAACTCGATCATCCTCAACTCGGAGTGGTACCGGGAAGTGCTGCCAGGCAATGCGGCCAATGTCATTGCGTCCGTGCATGGCATCGCATCGCTGGGACTGGTGGATGTGACCACCACACCATACACCTATTACACCTGGACCGGGTCACAGTATACGGTGAACAATCCGACGGCCGGCAGCCTTAGTTACAACCAGGGAGGAACCGGCGCGGTGACGCGCAGCAGCACCGCGAAGTGGCAAGACTCTCTATCAATCAAAGACTTTGGTGCGCTGGGCAACGGCTCGTCCATGGCGGCCGACACGGCGGGTTTGCAGAATGCCGTCGCGGCGGCCAACATCCAAGGCAAAGCGGTCTACATCCCGGCCGGCAATTACCTGCTCGACAACAGCGACGGCCCGGTTATCTCCGGGGGCAACAACGTAGTCATTTGGGGCGATGGGCCATCGTCTTCCCTTGCCTGCCAGACCACCGGAGGTCCGGACTGCATCGCGTCAACGGGCGCGACCGGCTTTGGCCTGCAGAATCTTTCTATTGCCTTTGGACCGACAGCCACAGAACGATCCAGCGGCTACGCAGTGGACATCGAGACGTGCAACACCTGTACCCTCGACGGGGTGACGCTGAACAACGGCGACCTGAGCGGCCTCAGGTTGGCGAGCTCGGTGCGTACCTCGATCCACAACCTGCAAGTGTCGAACTTCTTCGCCAACGGCACCTTCCTGATTAACGACCAGGATCTGCGCGTGGACGGCCTGGCCTGCGCAAACAACGAGGATGCGTGCCTGGAAACCTCATGGTACGACTCGGAGTATACGGCGCACGCGGTTCCCTGCCAGGACATCACGGCGACCAACATCACCAGTGCTAATGATCTTGAGGCGGTACTCGTCAACTCCTGCAATAACGTCACCGTGACGGGTTTCTCTGCGGTGGGCAGCGCCAAGGAAGCAGTCTTTGTCGGTCAGGATCCCACCACGACCACCGCACAATGGCCAGACCGGGTGAGCATCTCGAACGGATCCATCTACGGGTCTGGTTACGGCAGCAACCCGCTCAACTCCGCCGCCGCACAGGCACTCTACATCAACGTAGGCACCAGCCCGGGCGGCTTCATCTCGCACCTCGCCTTTTCTAACATCGTGGCCACGCACATCAGCTCGTGGGGCCTGCAGATGGCGGAGCTGCAAAACGACGATGTGCAGGCAAGCAACCTGACCTTTAATGACATTGGTAATGGAAACTCGGCTGGTTGCGTGCAGACAGAAGGCAACCAAGTCAACCTCGACAATATCGCCTGCTCGAACATCGGCACCTACGCCTTTTATGACACCAATACCAACCGGCTCACGGGCACGGGCTGGACGGCGAGTGGCTCCAACCAGGTGGGCGCCGGGACCGAGGCAGTCTTTCTTTCACCCACCGCGGTCGGATTTGTAAACGTCGCCGGCATTTCGCTGAACGACACCAACGGCAGCGTTTTTTCCAGCGCGGTCTACGATGACACGACCACGGGCGATCACATCCTGGTCAACATCAAGAGTTCGGGCATCGTAGCCCCCACTGGGCCGACCAGCGCGAACCAAGGCACGACGTACACCTACGCCGATCCAACCCACTCCTGGATCTTTCGGAATGGGGGGATGATTATGTCCTTCCTGCCGCCCGACGTGTACCTGCTGCCTACCGCCGGCGCGACCGCGGGGTCTTATGTCAACGGATCCACCTTCTGGTGGCAGAGCAAGTGCTGGACAAGTTCGCAGCAAACCGAGAGCGTTGCGTGGCTCGATCTCTATCCCACATTGAGCACCGAGTCTTTTGCCTTTGCGCACACCGGAGGCTGCGGGTTTCCTATCACGCTCGATGTGACTGCAGCCGCTTCGATGCTGGGCAACATCTTTACTGGCACCATCATCAGCGGCCAGCACTTCAGTGGCCTAGCCAGCTCGGCACCGACGGCAGCGGCCGGGGCCGGCGCCGGTACCGGTCCTACAATTTCGCTCAACGCGAACTCTAATGACCTGTCTGGCTATCTCAGCGTCACCACCGGATCTTCGCCGACGGCAATCGCAATCGTAGCAACGCTCACCTTTGGCACCGCGTACGCAACGCTGCCCAAGTGCTTGCTCGCGGCTGCAAACGCAGCCGCCTCCGCGCTTAGCGGCGCTGCCAACGTTTACATTCCGCTGACTTCATCTGAGTCGGCCTTCACTGTCAACTCAAACACCACTGCTCTTGCCGCATCGACGCTTTACACCTGGGGGTACACATGCACGCAGTAAGGCACTGCTGTCAATACGCGGTTTTGCTCTCTGCGGTGGCCGGCATCGCCGTGGCGCAGCAGACAGGGAGCAATGGTGCGCCCGGAACCTCCTCGGTCCATGTTGGGGTTCGTGCTGCCGCCATCCCAACCATTGCGGCCGGCGTGGGAGCCGGCACCGCACCAGGCGCGGTAACCATTGTCGCCGGTTCAACCGATCTGTCTGGGACCATCACCATCGGCACCGGGACGTCACCGACGGCCTTCGGAGTCGTCGCGACCATCACGTTCAATGTGCCTTACACCGGCACCGTCCCGCATTGCATTCTTTATCCGGTCACCACCAACGCTGCACAGTTAGGGGCTGGGCCGGTCTTTCTGCCGCTGAGCGCCATCACGCTCACCGGGTTCAACATCAATTCCACCACGCCCGCTTTGGCCGCATCGACAACTTACTCATGGGAATACATCTGCACGCAGTAGTTGCGGAAAAAAGTGTCAAGATAGCGCCGCGTATCCCACCCTTCGCAAGAAGCGCGAAGGATGGGGCACCTCTTGGTCTGCGGAGGGGATAGGGTGAACCGACGATGAGGCTGCCTTGGATATCCCGCTCTTCGCACCAGGAGATGATGGTCCTGGTGACCACGCAAGTGGACGAGTTGACCCATGAGCGGAGGCTCCTGCTCGATCGCCTGGCAACGCTTGGGCTGGGTGGACCTCTCTTCAGCTCGCCTTCCTGGCCCGATTCCTCGGAGAAGACGGCGGAAGAGGCAGAGCCAATTGATTCGGAAGCGGACGAGATGGAGAAGTTGATGAACCTTCGCCGCCGTCCGTCGAAACTGGCCGATGCGCTCACGCGGAAGGCTTATCGGGACTACAACCGGGCGCAGGCTGGGCCCAGCGTCAAGTGGATACCGAAGGCCGAAGTCCAGGCTTCCAAGCTTGACACCATGACCGCGGCGCTCGACGAAGCGGAAGCGTTAGGAAAGAAACAGGCGTAAATGGCCACTTACCCCGGTGTTGCAATGAGCCAGAGTTCGCAGACGCAAGTACCCCAAACCCAGCGAGGGATGGAGCATACGCCGTCAGACCCCATGCAGGGCACGGCTGATGAGCCGCAGAATAGCGCGCAGCTCAGCGAAGAAGACCAACAGCGGTTGATCGCATTGGTGCGTAGTTATAAAGACCAGTGGTCGCAGGACCGCATGGTGCTGATGCAACGGTGCCTGGAAAACCTGGAGTTCTTCAAGGGCAACCAATTCATCTCCTTCGGTCCGGGTGAGTCGGAGTTTTTCAATGCGGTCGACTGGATGAACCAGGGCGAACACTCACAGGACTCAGACGATAAGGACCTGTATCAGTATTGCAACAACTTTTACCAGATGCTGGCGACCGGTTTTGTGGCGGCGCTGGCTCCGCAGGTGCCAAAATCCAAATGGATGCCGGAGGATGCTGAGCAGCTCTCAGATGTGACGACTGCCAAGGCGGCACAGACGCTGATCGACATCATCGAGCAGCAGAACCGGGAACAGTCGCTGCTCAAGCAACAGTTACTGTATCTCTACACGACCGGAGCGGTCTTTCGTCATACCCGCTACGTGGTGGACGCGGAGCGTGCAGGCACTTCGCGAGAGCCGGTCTTCAATGAGACGGAGACACAGTTAGCGCCCGATCGCTACCACTGCTTCCATTGCGGCGCGACTTCGCCGGCAGATGCGATGCCTGTGGGTGGGCACCAATGCCAGCAATGCCTGCGGCCGCTGGGAGACGACTCGTTCTTTCCGGCTGAGTATGGGCCAGTGATTCAGAAAGTGGGCGAGGAGGAAGTACCCAACGGCATGGTGGCGCAAAACCTCTACAGCCCGCTCGAGGTGGACTGCGACCCGGGGGCGAACAACCTGCGGCAGACGCCGATTCTCAACCTCGAGGTCGAGGTTCACGTGGGAGCACTACGGGCGGCGTATCCCGATATGTACGACCAAATCGCGGCGAGCGCGACCAGTGAGCTCTCGGCCAACGGAAGCATCGACCGCATTGCCAGGCAGCAGGTGTATTCGCAGGCGGGGGCGTCCTCGAGCATCTTGCAGGATCAGCGGCCAACACTGTCGCGAACCTGGATTCAGCCCTGGGCCTTCGATCTGGAGGATGACCGGGAGTTCGGCGAGCGGATGCGGGCGACGTATCCCAATGGCCTGCTGTTAGTGAATACCGGCGCCACTTTTCTTTCGGCACGCGAAGCATCGCTGACCAAGGAGTGGACGTGGGCGGGCACACACGAGGGATTCGGCCTGTTTCCACCCTCGATCGGCGATATTGTTGTGCCCTTTCAAAAGCGCTACAACGATATGGCCAACATCCTGCATGAGTTCATGGACCGCTGCTCCTCGGGAGTGACGCTGGCCAATGCGGATCTGATCGACACCAAGTCGCTGCAGGGCAAGCCGATGCTGCCCGGGGTCCTGAACCTGGTGAAGCTGAAGCGGACGGGGGCTCCTGGTGCGGTGCGCATGGCCGATGCGCTCTACCAGTTCCAGTTCCAGATGCATGAAGAGGCTTTCAGCTACCTGGATAAGCTGGCCTACAACGCACAGATGTTCGCCGGCATTCCTCCGCAAGTGTATGGCGGCGCGGGCGACCCATCGGTCGAGACCTTCGGCGGGCAGCAACAGCAATTGAATTCTGCGCTGGGCAAGCTGAACATCTATTGGGAAAACCTGAAGGAGGAGCACGCGAAGGCCGATGAGCTGGCGGTGAATTGCGCCAAAGACAATCTCACCGCCGATATGCGGCAGGTCATTCTGGAGCGGGGCTCAGAGTTCCGCAATGATTACATCCGGCTCGACGACCTGCAAGGCAGCGTACATGCGTATGCGGATACCGACCAGGGGCTTCCAGTCACCGCGGCGGAACTCCGGCAGCGATGGATGGATTTGATGCAGGCCGCGGCAAGCAATCCTCTGGCACAGGCGATCTTCGATGATCCAACGAACCAGGAGCAGGCGGCCACGGCGCTGGGGGTTCCGAATATGGTGGTTCCGGGCGCGGCGATGCGTTCCAAGGTATTGCAGATCATTGAGCGGCTGTTGGAGGCCGAGGCGGTGCCCGTGGTCGACCCACGGACGGGACGACCGACCGGACAGGTAAGGCCAACAATTCTTCCGGATAAGGCTATCGACGACTTCACAGTGCTGAAGCAGGTTGTCCGGCAGTACTGCCAGGAGAATTCAGATATTCCTGACGATAACCCCGCGGGTTGGCAGAACCTACTGGCGTATTTCACGGCGGCGGTCGCTTTCGAGACACAGCTGATGGCGGAGCAGGCACAACAGAAGGCTGTGGTGGCGCAGGCGGGTTTGTTGAAGCCGGCTCAGCCGCTGGAGATCCCTGTGCATGAGATCGATGATGTGGTTAACACTGTGGGTGGGCTGATGCATCTTCCGCCTGAGGCTACTTCGGGGAATATTCAGGGCCAGGTGCAGGCGGCGAACGCGCTGATTAAGTTGGCGGATGAGCTGCAGG